CCTCACTATCACCTGGCACACCAGGTCAAACTCATAGTCTATCTGTAACTGATGAAACTGGTATCGTAAGAGTTCCTACAACTTATGGTACACGTAATGTTCCTACACCTATATCTGGTGGTATCAGTACTGCTGACATCTTCTTCGGTGATACTTCAGGTGCATATGCTGAGATTATAAGAATACAGGACAACCTTGCAGATATCCTATACGCTGTTAAGTGGATGCCACTAACAGTTACAAGTGATCCTGAGACATTTGTTAACGGTGAAGAAGTTGTTAAGACTGGTGCTACAGGAAATAAAGCTACAGTTCTTGCTACAGACAATGCAACATATGCAAAACTTATCATTACTTCTGGAAACATTCAAGAAGGTGATGCTATTGAGGGATCTACTTCTGGTGCTACAGGAAATATTGGAACTGGTGCTCACGATCGCTTGTTAATTAACATCAAGCAAGGTGACTTTATTGCTACCGATATAATTTACGCTAAGAATGGAACCAGTAAGGCAGATGCATTGATCGTACGTAATAACGATGGTGCTCTACTTGATAATCAGTCTGGACGTGTCACATTCGACATTGAGACTGTTAAAGGTAACTTTACACCTGGCGATGTTATTTACGGTTCTGTTACTGATCAAATTATTGAAATTGAAGGATTTAATATCCTACCTGGATTTGGTGAATATATTCACTCAACATTCATTACAAGAATTACATATAACTCACTTGTAACTGACTTTGGTGTAGATGATACATTCAAGGTTGGTGATACTCTTCAGATGCAGAACGCAGGTCAGTCTGTTGGACATACATTTATCGTTACTGAACACGATGCTGATAATAATTACGTATACCTTGCAAATGAAGAAGGTAGATACGTGGGTATTGGTGATGATTTGACTGTAATTGCTGGCGATACTGCATATCAACTTGCGAAGATTCCACCTGGTTCTAACTTCCCAAGTGTTACAACTTCTGCAATCGTCGCTGTAGACATCTCAAACACAACTGCTTATGGAAGAATCGAAAAAATTGAACAAATTGGTTTACGTGCGATCATTCATTTGGGTGATACTTCTGGAACATTCGTTAAGAATGCTCAAATCATCGGTGATTATGGATTCAGAGGTGCTTGCTCAGTTGCGAAGACACTACGTGGTCGTGTTAGAAGATACTTCAGAGGATTTGATGGTGAGACTAAGGACTTCAAGTTAACTACTGGTAACGGTACTGCATACTTCCCAGATCCAGCTGGTCATATGATGATCTTCGTGAACGGTATTCTACAACCACCAGGCGGTAGTAACGCATTCACTGCATTCTCTGACAACATTCAGTTCACTGAAGCACCTGCAATCAACTCTACCTTCCACGGTGTGTACGTAGGTAAGTTGAGACAGTTAGATGACATCTCATTTGACTTCGATTCATTACGTAACTCCTTCAACTTGAAGTTAGGTGGAGTGTTCTACTCCTTGACACTAACTGAAGGTGTACAGTCTAACACTATCAGACCTGAGAACAACATCATCTGTCAGTTGAATGGTGTTATTCAGGAACCAGGCATCGGTTTTGAGATCGTTGGTTCACGTATTATCTTCTCTGAAGTTCCTCGTGCTGGTTCAACATTCGTTGCATTCTCTTATATTGGTTCTGACGTTGACGTTATTGCTGCAACAGTCGTACCTCCTATTGAAGCTGGTGATAGATTGGCAATCGAGGGTGAAGAATTTGAAAGAGAGGTTGCTCTAATTGAGTCTTCTAACTCACTAATTACCTTCGAATACACTGGTGCTGTTCGTGGACGTAACGCAGATGCCCTTGCAACTATCGAGAAAGGACGCATCATTGAAGCAATTCTAACCAACTCAGGTGATGGTTATACTTCACGTCCAAACGTTGATGTTATTTCCTCTACTGGTTTCGGTGGTAAGATCAAGGCACTCGTTGGTCTCGCACGTATTGATGTTAAGAATGCAGGTCAAGGTTATACAATGCCTTCTGTTTCAGTCCACAACACTGTCGCAGACGACTTCTTAGGACCTACAGGTGCAGGTGTTAACGGTGGTATCGATATCTACGATCCTAATTACGTTCCACCTGGCGAATCTGAAGCAGTCGGTGAATCATTTATCACCATTGAATCACAACCAGTTAACACAACAGTTAACCAAGGTGATCCTGCATCATTCACCGTGATCGCATCTACAACACCTGCTGGCGGTACTATTAACTATCAGTGGCAGAAGAAGGATTACGGTACTAACGCTTGGATAAATATACCAGGTGCTACATCACCTACCTTCAATACACCTGTAACTACTCAGGCAGATGGTGGTGATGAATTTAGAGTCGGACTAACATCAGTCGGTGCAACTCCAACATTATCTCAATCAGCAGTTCTAACGATTAACATCGGTTCAACTACGGTTGACAACTTCAGTCCAGATCAAATATTTGACGATAACTAATGTCAGCACAAGGTTCCTATAATCCAGCAACAGATATCCTAACAGTAACAGGAGATGGTTTACCTCATCCTGTTGCTAAGGGTACGTTCCCTAATGAGAACAATCTAAATGATGTATCTGCATATACTTTTAGTCACGCTTTTACATATAGAGGTGGAAATAACACAACTGCTGGTGGTTCTGTACCACTAGGTATCGTTGGAATTTCTGCCAACGGTGTTGCTTTGTTTAATCCCTCTGCTGGCACTCTTGGAAGTCCTCCATCTGGATTTAATTGGATTGCGTCTGATGCTTTTGGTATGTACAATCCTGGTTCAGATACTGCTGGTGGTCGTCCTAATGTTAATGATCAGTATCATTACATTGATGGTAACTTTCTAACTTCTTGGAAAGTTAATCAGGTGATGGCTGGTTACAATGATTATTATGGATTAAGTCAATATCAAGGTGATAATATGCGTCACCCTGATGGTCATTCTAAAATTCTAGGAATGTCATTTGATGGATATCCTATCTACGGTCCTTATGGATACGACAGTCCATTAGATAATAACTCTCCAGTTAAAATTATGGAGACAGGTTATCAAATGAGAGAAAATATTGCTGCTAATAGACCTGCATATGGTACTACTACTGCAAACCCTCCTAAAGGTTCTCTTATGGAGGATTATGAATACAACGTTAGCAAACCAGGGAGACATTTAGATGTTTATAACGGTCGTTTTTGTCATACTCCTGAGTATCCCAATGGGACTTTTGCTTACTTCGTCACAATCTGGAATGATGAAACGGAGACGAAAACGTACGTAGTCACTGTATCAAGTGAAAGTGATGGTAATAAGTACCGTTTAGATGGAGTTTTATATCCCAACTTAACATTTATTAAAGGAAGTACATATAAGTTCATACAAGAAGACAGTACAAATCTTACTCACCCTATTAGATTTTCAACAACACAACACGGTATTCACGGTGGTGGAGTTGAGTATACAAGCGGAGTAACTCACGTAGGTACACCAGGTCAATCTGGTGCGTATACCGAGTTTGTTGTACCACAAGATGCACCAAACTTGTACTACTATTGTCACAACCATAATGGTATGGCTGGTACTGGTGGTGCCATTACTGTAGTTCCTAATCGTTATCTAACTCCTAAGTATCCGTATATATTTGGACTTTCTTCTAAAGAGACGCTAAATATACCAGCAAATCAAGGAATTGGTCAAGCTGCGTCGGGTGGTGGAGATAGTGGAGGTTCGACTCCAACTGATCCTCCTAGTATCATTATTACCAACCAACCTACCAATGCAACCATTGCTGATGGAGGTTCACAAACTTTCAGTTTGTTAGCTGTAATTGAACCTGAAGATGGAACAAAAAATTATCAATGGCAAGTATCTACCGATGGTGGATTTGCTTGGTCTAATATAAGTGGTGCAAATGCATCGACATATACATTGACAGCAGCAGCATTTATGACTGGTTATCGATACAGATGTATCGTTACAGGTCCTATAGGTGAAGCACAGCAAGCACAAAACTCACCGCTTGCTAGTAACTTAGTTATTCTCACCGTAACAGGTGGAACGAGTCAAACCGATACTTCTGGTGTACTGAGGTGGGATAGTAGTATTGGTAAATTTGATATGACATCGATACCCTTTGATAGGGACAATAATAATCCCGACTTTGCTAGAAACGACGTAAGGTTAGATCAAACCAATTTTGAATTCGACCTCACATAAATAAAAACGTAGAATAACCCCACTACTATGGCTAAACAGAATCTTAATATTGGTGTAAGTGCCAATGATGGAACAGGTGATACCCTGAGAGATGGTGCTATAAAAGTTAATAACGTTATTAACGAAATGTATGCGGCTCTTGGAGATAATACAAACTTACAAATTTCAATCGGATCACCTTCAACCAACCAAGTCCTAAAATGGACAGGTTCGGTATTTACCGAGGGACAACTTGCTGCATCTAATCTGACAGACGTGGACGTTAGTGGGGTTACTAATGGACAGGTTCTTAAGTGGAATACTGCAAATGCTCGCTGGCAGCCAGGCGACGATCTACAAGGAGCAGGTGGTGGTGGATCTGCTATTAACAACTTGACCAATAATGGTTCTGGTAATGTTGTTATACAAACTCATTTCTTACCTAATAGTGACAATACATACGACTTAGGATCTCCTACATTACGTTTTAGGGATGCTTACTTGTATAATGCTTCATTATGGTTAGGTGAAACTGCACTCTCTACTGATCCTACAACTCAAGAGATGCATCGTAAGAAACGTCAAGAGCATACTGTACAAGCTATTGACACTGGTGCTACTCGTACTATAACATCTAAATTGTCTTCTGAAGATTCAACACAAGAAGAAAAGTTTAGATTGCGTTTCAATGCTATGAAAGCTGGCACTAAGTTGCATATTGAAGATAGTGTTGGTGCAAAGGTAGAAGTAGAATTCACTTCATTCACTGCTGAAGCAGGTGCTGCTAGAGGATATATCCAAGTTGCTGCTGTTGGTGACAACCAATCACAAGAAATTGATGCAACAAGTGCTGTTAAGATTACATCTATCAACCGTATGTTATCTGAAGATGAAACAGGTAAGGTTGATATTAGTGGACAAGATTTAGATTTTGGTGGTAGTAATAAACTATTCTTTGATGACTCTGGTGTTTTAGAACTTACTGGATCTAAGATTCGTTTTGGTGCTTCTGGTTCTAAGAAACTTATAGAATTTGATGGTAATGATAACTTAGTTCTCGATCAAGATACTGAAATACAATTTGGAACAACACATAAATTGAAGATGGACTCATCTGGTAACCTGACGGTACCCGATGGGGAAATCAGGTTTGGTACTTCTGCGAGGAAACTTAAGGTTGACTCTGATGGAAACCTTGAACTTCCTGCTGATGGTGAGATCAAGATTGGTACCAAGCGTATGAAGATCGGTAGTAACGGTACTTTAGACGTTGCTAACGATGGTACTAACTTCGCTGAAGTTGGTGGTGGATTCCAAACTCAGATTGGTAATGCTCCAGCTGGTGCATCTATCATTAAGGGTCACGCTAATGCGACTGTATACAAACCTTCACCTGCGTTTTTATACAGGTTTACTGCATCAGGTCAGTCTGCATACTTAGTAAACGGACCTGGCTTAACAACCAACACATCGAATGCATCATTAGTATTCCATAGAGGATTTACTTATGATCTTCATAACCAAGCAGGTGGCGTACATCCGTTGAGACTTCAGTCTACAACTGGTACTTCTGGTACACCGTATACTACAGGTATTTCGGGTGATCAAACAGGTATGCAAGAATTTGTTGTACCTATGGATGCACCAAATACTCTGTATCTACAATGTACTGCACACACCGATATGATGTGCACCATTACTGTAAAATGATAAATGACAAGAACCGTCCCAGGCTCAGGAGCAAAAATTGAACCACTCTTTAACTCTATATTTGGTGTTCGAGATGTTTATGTGGTGGATGGTGGTAGTGGCTATAACAGCTCTGATCCTCCCAAGCTAACAATCGCGAACTGCGGTACTCCAATCCGTGAAGCAATCTTAAGTCCTGTTATTGAAAATGGGCAGATTGCTTCAGTTAACGTTTTGGATCCTGGTGAAGGTTATGATCCATTTAGAATTGATATTGAGACAGAAGGTAATGGTACAGGTGCAGTAGCAAAAGCAATTTTGTGGGAAGAAGATCAATATGACTCACTAGGAAATCTTCTTGCACCAGCTGGATCGATTCAATACATACAAGTTTTATCTAACGGAGACGAATATTATTCAGCAGAAACCAGTGCTCAAGTAAAAGGTGGTGGTGGATCTGGTGCTGAACTACGTCCTGTTGTGGGATTAGTTACTGGTTTGTCATTAGAACAAGCTGGTGCTAATTATGAGATAGGGGATGTCAACCTCATAGTCTCTGGTGGCGGGGGTCAAGGTGCTACAGGTGTTACCGAAGTTAGTGAATTCGGTATTGTTAAAAATATAAACATATCAAATCAAGGTGAGTTCTATGAAACTCCTCCTGTCATTCTATTAAATGGTGGTGGAGGATCTGGTGGTAAAGCAAAGGCAACAGTAAATCTTGGTGCTATTACAAACATTGAGATTACTAATCCTGGTGGTGGTTATTCTAGTAACCCACAGGTTATCTTTACTAGAAATACTAACTTGACAAAAGAGTCAAGAACCAGACAATCATTTAACTCAACAATATATGATATAAGTGGTCTTCTTAAAGACGTTGATGAAAATGATGAAACTATATTTGTACAAACAACTGCTCCTTATCCAGGCTCAGGTAAAATCCTAGTCGGTAGGGAGGTTATTCGTTATACAGGTAAAACACTCACATCATTTACTGGATGTGACCGTGCTTTAAACTTTAGATATGATCAAAAAATTATCTTAGATAGTCTTTCTGATCTTGGTGGTATATCCCAATATAATTTCAATGTTGGAGATAGAGTTGTTAGAACTAATGAAAGTTCTGGTAATAAGATTGCTAGAGTATATGATTGGGTTCCATCTGAGAGAGCTCTCTATCTTGTCTTTGAGGTAGATGAACTTGCTTTCATCGATGGTGGTTCTTCAAAAATTGTTTCACAGGTTATTGACTTTACTGGTGGTGTCGCTGCTGCATCTGCTACAGGTGTTGAACCACACGTATTAGTTGATGCACCTGGTGAAGAGATTATCACTTTGACTGTACCTATTCAGAATATCCCCGATAAAGCATTCGAAGATGTCGCTGAATTAGATGGTGCAGGTGATGGTATCCCTGACCTGGTAAATACTAATACCGATTTCGAAGGTGAAATCAATTTAGATGGTGGTATTGCATCATCTTTATATGGTATTGAAGAGACATTAGGTGGTACTAACACAACTCTGTTTGCAGTTGGTGACCAAATGACTGATGGTTCTAAACCAGCTCTTTCACCCACTGTATCCACAGCAGGTGAACTTGGTGATGGTGATTATCATTTTGCTTATGTAGATTTTGAGTTCCGTAGTCTTGATGAAAATGGTTCTCAAAACTTCAGTGTTGATGAGACTGTGACTGGTTCTATTACTGGAATCACTGCTACAGTTCTTACTTGGGATGCAACAACAAAAATATTAAGAGTCAAATCCGTTGTTGAAAACAATGGAAATTCACTCTGGAATGGCAACGAATTAATCACTGGTTCTTCTACTGGTGCGGTAGGTACAATCAAGCAAATCTTGTATCCATCGAGCATTCGAAACGAGCCTGATTAAACCCAGTATAAATAAAAGGAAGGCAATAGTATCCAATGGCACTACTAACCGATCAATTTAGGATTTTTACCGCAGAGAAGTTCATCAAATCGCTTGAAGGTCCCGACAAGAACCAGAGCGATATAGCTGCTGGTGCGAATCGAGATCGCTTGTATGTTTTTATTGGACGACCTCAAGAGTGGGATAATGAAAATAACCCACCAACCCCTGTTGACTCTTTCCAAGAGTTCTCAGATAGTTATGACGATATGATCTCAATGAAGCGTGTTCTAGCGAATGACGCTGTACAGGTTATACGTCGTATCGACTGGATTCCCCCAGAGCAAACCACTGGTGGATTGGGTTATGTGTACGATATGTATCGTCACGATTACTCATCCAGTAAGACTGCATCTTCTGGTGCTACTAAACTATATGATGCCGACTTCTACGTTGTTAACTCATCGTATCAGGCATACAAGTGCATTTACAATGGAACATCACCCTCAGACCCGAACGGTAAACCTTCTACGGTTGAACCTACAGGTACTTCGACTTCAATTATCACTACTGCTGATGGTTATCGTTGGAAGTATATGTTTACAATACCTGTTGGACAGGTTCTGAAATTCTTCTCAGGCGATTATATGCCTGTATTACAAGACACTGCTGTACAATCTGACGCTGTAGGTGGAGAGATTGATACGGTGGTTATACAATCATCTGGTTCAGGTTACAACAATGGAACGTACGAAAATATCCCGATCAAGGGAGATGGCACGGGCGGTAGGATTAGTGTCGTGGTGGACGGTGGTCGCATTGTTAGTGCTACTGTAACCTCTGGAGGATCGAACTACTCCTTCGGTAAAGTTATCATTGATGAAATCAATGGTATTGGTGCAGGTACTGGTAGTGGTGGTGCTATTGACGTTATCATCCCTCCTAAAGGTGGTCACGGATCTAATCCAGCTATTGAGTTGGGTGGATTCCGAGTGATGATTAACACGAAGTTCACCTACGATGAAGGATCAGGTGACTTCCCAACTGATAATGATTACAGACGTATCGGTCTAGTTCTAAACCCATTGAAATATGGTACTGAAGAATTAGGTGATGCTATTACTTTATCAGCATCTAATGCTGTGATATTTTCTCCAGATTTCACAGGTTCATTCAACACGGATGAAATTATTACACAAACTCGTACTATTGGTGGTCAACAGGTGACTGCTAGAGGTAGAGTTGTTTCTTGGAACTCAACAACTAAAGTTTTGAAATACTATCAAAACAGAGTTGATGGTATCTTCCCAGAAATTTCTGGTAACAAAACAGTATTTGATGGAGGTAATACTATTGTTGGTTCAGGTTCTGGTACTTCAGCCGACCCTGATATTAACTTCCCAATCATTCCTGGTGAAGCAACACGTGTTATTAATAACACTGAATATGATCTTGGTATGTCATTCACCTCTGGTTACGCCAAACCTGAAGTGAAAAAGGACTCTGGAAAAGTCATCTACATAGACAATAGGAGAGCAATCTCTCGTGCTGGCGACCAAATTGAAGACATTAAGATCGTAGTAGAGTTTTAAAACAATGCCACAGAATACCAATCTGAACATATCGCCATATTTTGACGATTTTAACGCGGCTAATAACTTTTATCGTGTGTTATTCCGTCCTGGATATCCTATCCAAGCGAGAGAACTAACAACGTTACAAAGTCTGATGCAGAATCAGATTGAGTCGTTTGGTTCTCATATGTTCAAGGATGGCAGTATGGTCATTCCTGGTCAGATTGGTTATGACTTAGATGCAAAAGCAGTTATACTTCAAGGATCATTCTTAGGTGCAGACGTTGAGCAATATAGAACACAGTTAGATGGAAAGATTATCAGTGGTTTGACTACTGGTGTTAAAGCAAAAATTATTTTTAGTATACCTGCATCAACATCCGAGAGAGGATATATTACATTATATGTTAAGTACTTGACTTCTGGTGGAGAAGATTCTACTGAAGGAAGTTTTGTTGATAATGAACAGTTGATTTGTGAGTCTGAAATAACTTATGGTAGTTCTTTGATTGAGATCGGAACTCCATTTGCACAGTTGTTACCTACTAACTCTACTGCTGTAGGTTCTACTGCTACTATTTCTAATGGTGTATATTTCATTCGTGGATATTTTGTTGACGTTGTTGAACAAACTATCATCCTCGATCAGTATACAAACAGTCCTTCTTATAGGGTTGGTCTTGAGATCTTTGAATCTATCGTTACCCCTGAAGATGACCCATCACTAAACGATAATGCTACAGGTACTTCTAACTACTCTGCTCCTGGCGGACATAGATTCCGTATCAGAACCAGTCTAGTTAAGAAGGTTATCGATGATGATACTGATAAAAACTTCATCGAACTTTTAAGAATTAATAATTCTCAGATTGAGAGTTTTGTAGAGAGAAGTGCGTATAATGAATTAGCAAGAGAGATGGCTCGTCGTACATTTGATGAGTCTGGTGATTATACTGTAAGAGATTTTGATATTCGTGTAAGAGAACATCTTAATGATGGTATCAATGGTGGTGTATATTTGCCTGGTAAAGTATCACCTGATGGTGTAGCTGCTGCTTCTGATCACTTTGCAGTTGAGATCGGACCTGGCAAGGCATACGTCAGAGGATATGAATCAGAAACTTTAGTTCCAACATTTACTGATCTAAGGAAATCAAGAACTACTGTTGCATTACAGAACTCTATTATCCCATTTGAACTTGGCAACTTTATGCTAGGTAATAATGTAAAAGGTTCTCCTATTATTAATGGTAATAATATTACTGAAAACTATCAGGTTATCGAGTTTAGAGATATTGCACCTGGTGGTGTTCTAACTGCATCTGGTAATTGTATTGGTTATGGACGTGTTGCTGCATTTGAATACCATACTGGTACGAGTGCTGTTGCAGCAAATACTATTTTTAAAGCATATGTTTTTGATTTACAACCACTAACTCTAATGAAGATGAGTGGTAACGTTACTGTTGCTCAAGGTCACGTTATTAGAGGTCGTAGTTCTAAAGCAAAAGCATTTGTAGAAGCAGATTATAACGGTGTAGATCTTATTAAGGTATATCAAGTTTTCGGACAGTTTAGAGATGGAGAAGTTATTGAAAGAGATGGTGTAGAAATTGGTACTCTTACTGATGTTTATCAGTATGAAATTACTGATGCTAAAGGAATTATTGGTAAAGATCCAGATACTAATGCTATTAGATTTGCAATGGACTTCCTATTAGATCAGGAAACAATCGTTGCAGGTTCTAACTTCAATATTAATGGTAATCCTTCTGGTACTCTTACAGGTACACAGTCTAACTTTACTTTAGACTTGAGACCTGGTGATATTCTAACTGTTAACGGTGTTGCTGAACTACAGATAGATTTAATTTCTATTGTATCAACTAATATTGATAATCAGATTAGTAGTGCTACATCTGCTGCATATAGCAGTAACGCAACTCCTATTCCTAATGGTGACTATGGATTTATTGTAAGACGTAGACCACAGATCTATGATAGTGAAACTGCTGATTTGATGATTGAGATGCCTAAGCCATCTATCAAATCAATCGCTGACGAATCTGCTATTGTTGCAAGATCATTTGATGATATTACTGTTACTGGTGCTAATGACTTTACTATTTCATTACCAGCAGACGAACAGTTCCTTGCATATGATAAAGATCATTATCAATTAGTAGAATTGGCACCTACAGCAGGTACTCTGATTGATATTTCTTCTAGTCATTCATTCAACACAACTGGTACTCCTAGGACATCTTTAACTGTCACAGGTCTAACAGGTGTTAGTTCTTGTCGTATGATTACCTCAGTTTCTAAAAACCAAGCTGAGAAAAAATTAAAGAACGCTACTGAAATGGAAGTGATGAAGGTTGAGCGTACTGCCAACTCTTCTGACAATATTAGATATGGTTTAACTTATGGTTCTCTATATGGTACACGTATTGAAGACGAAGAGATCTCACTAGGATCTACAGACGTATATCATATTCACGCAATATATGAATCTAACGATGATAATGCTGCTGTGATTCCTCATATGACTTTCCAAGATGCAACTATCTTTAAGAAAGGTACTATCATTGAAGGTATAACATCTAAAGCAAAGGCAAGAGTTGTAAACTTTAACTCAGTGTCTTATGTTTGCCACTTTGTATATGAGAACGATAATAGATTTAATCTTGGTGAAAGTGTAACAGGATTTGATGCAAACAATAATGTAATTACAGGTTTAGTTAATGACGCAGATAATAGTATTAATAATGGTTCAAGAAATATTACTTCTAACTTCTATCTTGATCCTAACCAAAAAGGACATTTTTATGATGTAAGTAAGTTGCTTAGATATGCATCTGCTAGTGCACCTCTTCGTAAGTTGATGATCGTATTTAACAGATTCGTTCACGAAGCAACAGGTGACTACTTTGCTGCACAATCTTATGTTGGTATTGATTATGCTGCTATTCCAAGTGTTTCATTCAATGGTGAAATTAGAGAACTTAGAGACGTTCTTGACTTTAGACCTGCTGTAACTCCAGTTCTATCTGGTTCAGGTACTGTTGGATCACCATACTATGTTAACTGTGCTAGTTTAGACTTTAAAGATAGAGGATTTTCTTCAGGTGGTGTTGCAAATAACGCCACGGTTATTGATATTCCAAAACCAGAATCAGATTTCCGTTGTGACTATGATTACTATGTAAGTAGAATTGATAAGTTGTTCTTAACTGATCAACAAAAATTCAAACTTGTTTATGGTATTCCTGGTGAAGGAGATGATGTACCAGCTAACATTGATAATGCGATGTTACTTGCAACTCTTTATCACGAACCCTATGGATATAGTCCTAGGAACGTAAAAATTGTTAGAGAAAACAACAGACGATTTACTATGCGTGATATCGGTCTGATTGAAAGACGTGTTGATAATTTAGAATATTATACTGCACTAAGTTTACTTGAACTAGAAACATCATCTATGTCTGTTAAAGACTCTGATGGTTTTGATAAGTTTAAGAATGGATTCCTTGTGGATGATTTCACATCCTTTGATTCAGCAGCAACACTACACGAAGACTTTGCTTGTGCTGTTGACTTTGCTGGTGGTCAATTACGTCCATCACATTACACAACTAACGTACCACTAGAATATAATGCTTCAGGATCTTCAGGAGTCACTGCCCACGAAACTGGAACACTAACACTTCCATATGAAGAGATCACATTCATTGTTCAACCATATGCATCACGTGTTGAAAATGTTAACCCATTCAACGTTTTCGCGTACATAGGGCGTTTAGATTTATTCCCATCTTCTGATGACTGGGTAGATACACGTCGTGCACCTGATGAAGTTGTAAACTTAGAAGGTGATTTTACTGCACAGGTTCAACGTTTTGGTGGTGATACCAATACAGGTTTCGTTCCAACACAATGGAACTCTTGGAGAACTAACTGGTCTTCAAGTTCTAATAGATCTGATACTCAGACTATGAGAAGAGGTTCTTGGCCATTCATTAGAAGGATTACAACTAATACTACAACTACAACCAGATCACAAACACGTTCTGGTATTAGAACTACTATCACACCAAGAATTGATAGACAATCTCTAGGTGATAAGGTAATTGAAAGGACAGTAGTTCCATTTATTAGATCAAGAAATATTGCATTTAAGATTCAGCGTCTTAAGCCTAATACAAGATTCTATGCCTTTATTGATAACGTAGATGTAAATTATTACACTACTCCAAGATTAATCGAAGTTATTAAGAACCCAACTGATGATACTCGTACTAATAACACTCCATTTGTTAATGGTGAAACTGTTATTGGTCAAACATCTGGTTGTAGATTGAAAATCGTAAGTCCAGAGACAGGATTTGATGATGGTTTAAGTCCCTATGATGGATCTGAACTACCAACATCTTACGCATCTACTACACCTCTTCTTAACATTGATACTAGAACGATGTCTGAAACCGTTTCAGGTGCGTTCCTAGGTAACCCATTAGAGACTGAAATACTTGTTGGACAATCTTCAGGTGCTCGTGCTGTTGTTAAAACAAAACGTTTAGTTGCAAACACTAACGGTGATATGGAAGGTATTATGTGGATACCTAATCCTGGTGTACAAACTAATCCAAGATTTGCTACAGGTACACGTGTTATTAGATTAACTACATCTGCTAATGACTCTAGGATTCCTGGTCAAGTTGATTCTGCTGCAAATGCTAACTACGTTGCGTCAGGTGTTATTGAAACTAAGCAACAAACAATTCTTGCTGTTAGAAATGCTGACATCGTAAGAGATACAGTTCTTAGTGATCGTGTTGTTAATGACACAAGTACATCAACCAGAGACACAGGTTGGTACGACCCTCTTGCTCAGTCCTTCTTGGTTGAGTCTAAGGGTGGTGCATTTATCTCTAGTGCTGAACTATACTTCAATACAAAGGATGCAAGAATCCCTGTATCAGTACAGATCAGAGAGATGGCAAATGGTTATCCAACTACTAAGGTTCTTGCTTTCTCTGACGTTACTCTTCTACCTTCACAGATTAATCTATCTGAAAATGGTACAGTTTCTACAAGATTTACATTCCCATCACCTGTATATGTTACAGAGAACAGAGAATATTGTTTAGTTGTTCTTTCTGACTCTAACGAATACAAACTCTGGATCTCCAGAATGGGTGAGGATGATGTTACTAATGATAGAACGATCTCTGAACAGCCTTATGCAGGTGTTCTATTCAAATCACAGAACGCATCTACTTGGACTGCTGACCAGTACGAAGACCTTAAGTTTATCTTATATAAAGCGAAGTTTAGTACTTCTGGTTCTGGTACTGCTATATTCAATAACGCTGAACTTGCTATAGGTAACAGTGGTATTGCTGAGTTACGTTCTAATCCAATCAAGACTCTAAAACCAGAGATTAAGATTATTCTTTCTGATCACCAAGCAAACTTTACTATTGGTGCTGAGATTACACAGACAGATACATCTCCTGTACCTTCAGCTATTGTTAGATCTGTTGTACAAGGTATACAAGGATCATCTAACGCATATATTATTGTTGATGATGTTAATGGAACATTCAGAGAAGGTGTACAGTCTGGTGCTAATTACATCTATAGATTAGTATCTTCAAGATCACTTGCTGATATTACATTAACTGGTGTTACAGGTACATTCCAAGCTGATGTTGCAATCACAAATGGTACTGGTGCATCTGGTATGGTTACTGCTTGGAATTCTGGTACTGGTGTTCTTTCAGTTAAATCTATCACAGGTACATTTGCAGACGCAGACGCAGTTCAGCAAGAGGTGGGTGGATCTACAACTGGATCTGGTACTATCGGATCTAGTGGTGTATCTCTAAGTGGAGATGATATTAATGATTATCCAGCTGCTCCTATCTCATACTTCAACCAAGCAACTGAAGTTGAGATTCTACACGCTAACCACTGTATGCACGATGCAGGTAATAATGTAAATATCGAGGGTGTGATCTCAGAGGTTGCTCCTACAATTATTGACTCTGCATATCATACAAATGGTATCACCGCGTCTGATGGTGTTTCAGGTACTTTCTCATTACACGTTAATGATGCATCTGCATTCCATACAACTATCAATGGATCTGGTGTAGGTACAAGTAATCCTGGTTACATTATCATCCGTGATCCTGAAGTTGGACAAAGACATTTTGAGATTATCGAATACAGTAATATATCAGACGATGGTAAGATCATCACACTACCTTCTGGATCTCGTGGTAAGGCAGGTACTGCTGCTCTGATACATAGTTCTCTAAGTATCATTGAGTGTTATAACATCGATGGTATTCCTCTAACAGAAATCAATAAGCTTCACACTGCTATTGGTTCACCTACTTTGGATTCTTATAAGGTCGCAGTTACATCTGTGTCTACTAATGGTATTCAAAATGGTGGTCACAATGTTACTGCCACACAGAACGTTCAATTTGAACAGTTCTATCCACAGTTACAGACTACTGTGTATCCAGAAACAGAAATCATTCCTAGATTGAATGTTGTTTCTGCTACTTCCATTAAGAATGGAAACAATACAGACGAAGCATCGTTTATTAATGATGGTGTTTATCTCGACTGTATTGCTAATGAGGATAACTACCTCACCTTCCCTAAATTGATATGTTCTAAAGTAAATGAAGATGCTAAGTTAAGTGGTTCTAAATCCTTAACAATGCAACTATTACTTAACACAGGTAATGAGAACTTATCACCTGTTGTTGATACTGATCGTTGTTCTTTGATTACTACTTCTAATAGAGTCAACGAATTAGCACAGGTAGATTCTGATGCTGAGAAAAGAACAGGTGATAAGAATGATGCAGTATACATTACTAAGGTAATGAATCTATTGCAACCTGCAAATACTCTTAAAGTACAGTTTGAAGCGTGGAGACACCCTGATACTGAAATCTATGTTATGTACAGAATTCAACCAGTCGGATCTTCGATTGCGTTTGATGAAATTGGATATACATACTTTAATGGGAATGGTAAAGAAGACAAAACAGTTCAGAAATCTGAAGCATACTTGCTCAGAGACCTTGAATACACATACAACGGTCCTGAATTCATTTCAGCTCAGGTAAAAATTATTATGACTTCGAAAAACCAAGCATACGTTCCTATGATTAAGAACCTTCGCTGCTTATCGTTAAGTGACCTCTAATAAAAAGAAGTACCTCTACGTAGAGGGAAAACCCAATCTAGTTCGAGATACCACTTCTGGTGCTATACTAAATACAAAAGCAACCCCTCCTGGCACTGCTGCTAAAGCAAGACGTGCTAAGGATGACAAGATGGAATCTATGCAAAACGAGCTAGATGTGCTAAAATCAGAACTATCTGACATTAAATCATTACTTATTAAATCATTGGAGCTGAACAAATGACTGCTGACAAATCTGAAACTGTTGATCAGGAAAAACTACTTTCTGACTTTAAAACTCGTTATCAAAACTTGATTGGAGAGAACCAAAAACTCGCTGGTCAAATCAAACAAAACGAAACTCAAGCACTAAAACTGCAAGGAGCAATCGAAACGCTAGAATATATTTTACAACCTGGAGAAGAAGTAGACGAGGTTTCAACCGCAGAATAAGCAAAGAGACCGCAAGGTCTCTTTTTTACGGTTATAAATATCTCCAGTAGGCATTTCGTTTTCGTGCACGGAAACCATTAGAGATTTAACCAATGGCAAATAGATTACAATTACGACGTGATGGTGCCCAACAGTGGGCGAACATTAACCCTATTTTGGCACAGGGTGAACTTGGTATTGAAATTGATACATCACGTATTAAGATCGGTGATGGTGTAACTCCGTGGAATAGTTTAAAATACGAAAGACCTTTAGAAACAGAATCGAACGCTGCTAATACACTTGTAAAAAGAGATGCTGATGGTAACTTCCAAGCAGGTGCTGTAACTGCTACTCTAATTGGTAATGCTTCTACATCCACACGTCTTGCCAACGCACGTCAAATCCAATTAGCTGGTCAGGTTACAGGATCAGGATCTTTTGATGGATCTCAGAACCTTACATTAACAACTGACCTATCTCTAATTACAACACTACCGCATTATGATCCCAGTAATCCAGATGCTGATGCACTCTATACTAGAGTCCGAGTTAACTCTCAAGGTAGGGTTATTGGTGCTGAGCTTGCATCTACTCTGGCAAACTATGGTATTACTGATGCTCAGCCCCTTGATGACGAACTTACCTCACTTGCTTCTCTAACAACACTAGGTATCCTTGTAAGATCATCTGTTGGTAATGTCTCTACCAGACAACTAACTGGTGGTGCAGGTCGTCTTGTATTTACAGTACCTGATGGTAGTTCACAGAACCCATTCATTGACCTTGCTGATACAGCAGTTGTTGTTGGTAACTATAACATTGAATCATTAACATCTGTTAATGCTAATGGTGCTAACTCAGAACCATATGGTACAGAGACAGTTAATGCTACAAGGTTTAGTGTTGATAGATATGGTCGTGTCACACTGGCAAAGAATGTTCCTATTGCTACTGCAACAGAGGGATCTAAGTATGCTACTTATGACGCTGCTACTGCATATAACCGTTATGACATCCTTGAACAGGGTGGAAGGATATATCAGGCAATTCAAGATATAAGTGCTGGTGGTGGAGCACCTGGTCACACTACAGGAGATGTAGGTGGATGGAGATTCACTAATAATGCTGCTATTGAACAGAAAGGTCTTGCTTCTTTCGCACAAGAAGACTTTGATGTAGATTCAAACGGTCACGTAACTATCTCAGCAGCAGGTGTTGATAACACCCAACTACAGAACAACCGCATCATTTATACTGACGGAAATACTGTACAGGAATTTGAGTTAGACAATGAGCTAACAACTTCCACTGGACACACAGGATTTGATTACCTCAACTATATTAAAATTAATGACACTTCTGGAAATCTTCTCTTTGGTGCTAATAACACCGATAATAGTTCTGCTGGTGGAGTTGATATTAATGTTGACACTAATATTAGTGGTGCGAATATCATCCTAGACAGACCTGGCAACACTCCTTTACAGACTATTGAAAGGACAGCAGGTTCATTAAAAATTCATCATAATGTCAATTCAGCAACTGATAGAACTCTTGATATTATTTCAAACAATAGCGGTGCTGGTACTGCTAGTATTAATATTACGGCTGACGAAGATATAACAATATCTGCGACTAATGTATCTAATAGAGTTAATGTAGAGGGATTCCAATTCCAAGACGATACCCTCAGTAGCACTGCTACTACTATGATCTTGGATCCAGGTGATGACGATGCTGCAACTGGTAAAGTTCAGATTCGTGGTGACCTTCAAGTAGATGGTACAACCACTACTGTTAATTCCACTGTGGTAACTGTCGATGATCCAATCATCGTTCTAGGTGGTGACACTGCTCCTGTTGCTGATGATAACAAGGATCGTGGTGTAGAGTTCTCATATTACGACACACAAGCAAGGGTAGGATTTTATGGATGGGATGAAGATTACGCGGACTCTAACATATGGTCTGGCACTGGTGGGTATAGGTTCCTCTACAATGCCACTAACACAAATGAAGTTTTTGCTGGTACTGACGCTCCTATCATTGCTGGTAACCTCCGTCTAACAACCAACACAGGTTCTACATCAACTACAACTGGTACATTAGTTGTAACTGGTGGACTTGGACTTTCTGAGAACGCACACATTGGTGGTACTGTTACGATTGCAGGTCAATCAGAAATCAATAACAATGTAATTCTAAAGGCAGATAATAAGTCATTTAATATACAGACTGCTGCGGGTGTAGATAAGTTTACAGTCGATTTTGATAATGGTAATACAGTAATTCAAGGTACGGTTGATATTCAACTGGAAACCAAGGTTACTGATAACATAATTTTACAAGCCGATGCTAAAGAATTTTCAATTAAGAACGCTAGTGGGAACACTCAGTTTGTTGTCGATTCCGATAATGGGAATACAGTTACTGAGGGGACGCTTAACGTTAAGCAAGGGGTTGACTTTGATACGACCCTCAATGTGGATGGTAAAGCAGACTTTAACAGCGACCTTGAAATAGATGGTGACATTACATCACATAATGATATTCTAATTGACACTACAGGTAAGTTCCTTAAGTTAAATAACGGATCTGCTGATAAATTTGTTGTATCAAGTACATCAGGTAATATCGATACTGACGGAACATTGAACGTAGCAAGTCTTGTTCACTTTGAATCATCAGATACACCTACAGTTACTACTGATGCTCAAGATAACTTTGTTATCAGTGCAGCTGACTACGGTGCTTTACGAGTAGATGGTGGTGGTTACGTTGAAGGTGATGTTCTCTTTAACTCTGACATCTATGTAAACGGTATTATTAATGAGAGAGACTTAGGTACTACTGAAACATTCAACACACAAAACTACTTAAGAGTTAGATATAAACTTCGTACTGGTGTTTCTGCTGCATACACTCCTACCTTTGCACAGGATAATGCATCAAACCTAAGAGTATTTGGTGGAGGTGGTATTGCTACTGATCTTCATATTGGTGAAAATCTATTTGTAGGTAAGAAAGCGAATACAGATACTGTTGAATTCTCTGTTGATGAAGATGGTAATACAGTTATAGGTAGAGCAGGTGCAGGTACAAACACTGTCGGAACATTAGTTGTACACGGTGACGTTACAACAAACCGTAATGTATCGTTCACAGGCTCACAGGTTACTATAGGTGATGCTACTGGCGATGCTTTGACAGTCGAAGCAACATCCACATTCAATTCTAATGTAACTCTTGCTTCAGGACAGGATCTATTGGTTGGTGGTAATGCTGAAATTACTGGCAACTTGACAGTTCAAGGAACTACTACAACAACCAACAGTACTACTGTTACTATTGATGATCCTATATTCACACTGGGTGGAGATACTGCTCCAAGCTCAGACGATAATATGGATCGTGGTATTGAGTTCCGTTATTATGATTCACAAGCACGTCTTGGATTCTTTGGATGGGATGATTCAGCAGCTAGGTTTGCTGTTTATCACGCTGCTACTAACAGTGCTGAAGTATTCTCTGGTACAAGATCAGGTATTGATGCTGGTTCTATAAAATTATTTGATACAACAAATGCAACCAACGCTTCAAGTGGTGCTCTCATTGTCGGTGGTGGTGCTGGCATTGGTCTTGATTTATATGTGGGTGATGATCTCGTAGTAACTGACGATGGATCATTTGGTGGTAACGTTGATATAACAGGTACATTAGATGTTGGAGACGACTTCGCAGTTAACACTAACAAGTTTAACGTTGATAAAGTTACTGGTAACACAACTGTTGCTGGTACTTTTGGTGTCACAGGTATTTCAACACTTGCTTCTACAGTCAATATCACAGGATCAGGATCTAATCTTACTGTAGGTGGTACAGGATCTATCGCAGGTGACTTTGATATTAACGTCAATAAGTTTACAGTTGCTGCTGCCACAGGTAACACAGTAATTGACGGAACCTTAGACGTAGATGAAGCAACAAATGTCACATCAACATTTGGTGTAACAGGAGTTGTTACTGCTACAAATCAAACTCAATCTACAGTTGGCAATACTTACAGTAGTGACGGTGCTTTCAGATTAACTGGTGGTGCTTCTATCGGTAAGAACGCTGCTATTTCTGGTGATCTTAGAGTTTATACTAACTCACAACTAGATGGAACTCTTGACGTAGAAGGTATAACCAACTTCACAGAGAAGGTTCTATTTAATAAGAATACTGACTCTGGTTCTGCTACAGATACAAGTGCTTCGATATATTCAGCAGGTGGTTTAGCGATCACTAAGAAAGCATTTATTGGAGATGACTTAAACGTTGGTGCAGGTAACTTCACTGTTGACGGACCTACAGGTAACGTTGGAATTGCAGGTACTCTATCTGTAACACAAGCATCTGGATTCTCTACTATTACTGCTAGTGGTGTTGCTGAACTACAATCAACCTTGAACCTTGGTGGTGGATTTAACATTAACACTAACAAGTTCAACGTTTCATCTGCAACTGGTAACACAGATATTGCAGGTACACTTGATGTTACAAACGCAGTTGACTTAGATTCTACTCTTAACGTAGATGGTAATGCTGACTTTAATAGTGGTATAGATGTCACATCTGGTAATGCTACATTTGCTGGTCTTGTACAGGCAGATAACGTAACTGATTCTACTGGATACACTGATGCTTCTGCATCTCTATCCACAGATGGTGGTCTATCAGTTACTAAGAAAGCATATGTTGGTGGTGACTTTTCAGTTGGTGGTGCTGCTGGTATTAAAGCATCTATCACTGCTGCATCTGGTAACACAGATATCAAAGGAACACTCAACGTTGATGACGCTGTAACCCTCGGATCAACTCTTGGAGTCACAGGTCAGATTACAGGTGATGTAACTGGTGATCTAACAGGTAATGCTGATACTGCATCTCAGATCAATGTTACTAACACTAACAACAACACTCTGTTCTACCCTGCGTTTATGGGTGGTAACACTGGTAATCAAGGTGTATTTGTTGACTCTGCTAACTTAACTTACAACCCATCTTCTAACACTCTATCTGTAAGTAACTTCGTTTCTACTACAAACTTCGAAGTTCAGGGTAACTTGAACGTTACTGGAACTATTGCATTCCACGAATCTCAAGTTAGTGATATCAGTAACCACAATACTGATGCTCTTACTGAAGGATCTACAAATCTATACTTCACAAACGAAAGAGTTGATGACAGAGTAAATGCTCTTATCGTTGCAGGTACAGGACTTACAAAAACTTATGACGATGCTGCTAACACATATACTTTAGCATTTGACTTTACAGAATACGATACTGATAACGTAGTTGAAGGATCAACCAACTTGTTCACCACTGCTGCTCGAACAAGGACACACTTTACTTACGGAACAGGTATTGAGTTGTCTGGTGGTGGTGAACTATCTGTGACACAAGCGGATATTGATACCGACAATGTTACTGAAGGATCTACAAATCTATTCACAACTGCTGCTAGAACTAGAACACACTTCACATATGGTACAGGTATTCAGTTAGATACTGGAACACTTTCTGTAACTCAGGCAGATATTAATACTGATAATGTTACTGAAGGATCTACAAACCTCTTTACTACTGCTGCAAGAACTCGTGGACACATTAGTGTAAGTGGAGACTTAGGATACAATGCTTCTACTGGTGTTATATCATACACAATCCCAACAACTATTGCATCTCTATCTAACCACGATACTGCTGATCTTGCTGAAGGAACTAACCTTTACTACACAGATGCAAGGGCAGATGCAAGAATTGCTGCTGCTGATACTGGAGATCTTACAGAAGGATCTAATCTATACTTCACAGATGCTAGAGCAAGAGCTGCGATCTCTGAGAACAGCACACAACTAGCATACAATTCCACTACTGGTGTACTAACATATACACAGGGTGATACTGACACAGTTGCAGAAGGATCAAGCAATCTATACTTTACTAACGCTCGTGCTGATGCTAGAATTGCTGCTGCTGATACCGATGATCTATCTGAAGGATCAACCAATCTTTATTACACAGACGCTAGAGCAGACGCTCGTGTAACAGCAGGTATCACTGGAAAACTTGATGCATCTGCTGTTAGCACATTTGGTCTAACACTGGTTGATGACGCTACAGCATCTGCTGCAAGGACAACTCTTGGACTTGGAACTGCTGCTACTACTGCATCATCTGATTATGCAACTGCTGCACAGGGTACACTTGCTGCATCTGCTACACAACCAGGCGACTTGGCAACTGTAGCAACCAGTGGAGCATATAATGACCTAACTGGCAAACCTACATTATTCTCTGGTGATTATGATGATCTATCTAACAAACCAACACTAGGTACTGCTGCTGCAACTGCAAGCACTGCATATGCAACTGCTGCACAAGGTACGAAGGCAGACGCTAACGATACTGACATAGATGACATCTATACTCAGTTAGTTGCTATTGGTAATAACAATGCTATTACCACAGTCGCACAACTTAAAACTGCACTACTCGCACTCGCAAGATCTTAATTATGAAACCATTCCCACTTAAATACGTACCGCTATTATTTGTACTTTGTTGCATAGCATCAATTACATTGAACGTAGCACCTGTACTTGCCAATCACTTACCAGTGATGTATGTACAAGTACCTCAGTGGGCAGATGATTGGGCAGTGTGTGCTGTAGATATACCTGACGCAAAATGTCATTGGTATGTTATGGCACCTGACAACACATTCGGTGAAGGATTCGACTGGGAGACTGCTCCTTGGTTCGATGCCAATGGTTTAAATGATGTTGCTCCTATGCAAAAAGAAACTGTTGTACAACAAATTCAATATCAAAAGTAATGGCTTCCCCTAATTCAAAAGCAACTTTAAAAGAGTACGCACTTCGTAGACTCGGTAATCCTGTATTGGAAATTAATGTTTCTGATGACCAGATTGATGATGCTTTAGATTATACATTACAAAAGTTTGAAGAATATCATTACGGTGGATCTGAAAGGATGTATATGAAACATCAGTTCACTGCTGAAGATATTGCAAGATTTCAAGGAGATACATCAGAGACAGGAACTGATACATTACAGGCAGGTAGTACAGGAACAGTATTTAAGACGCAGAATAATTATTTGATTATGCCTGATCATATTCGGGCAGTGAATGGTATCTTTACTTTCCAAGATAAAGGTACTGCTAATATGTTTGACATTAGATATCAGTTGAGATTGAATGATCTGTTCGATTTTACATCGACACAGTTTCATCATTACTATATGATTCAGACTCACCTCTCAACAATTAACTTCTTGTTGGAAGGAATGAAACCTACCAGATTTATGGCAGAGACTGGTAAGTTATACATTGATATGGATACTACAACAGATATGAGAGAAGGTGAGTATATGGTTATGGAATGTGTCAGTGCAATCGATCCTGTAAACTATCCTAAAATATATAATGTGATGTGGGTTAAAGATTATGCTACATCAATGATCAAGAAGCAGTGGGGAACAAATTTAACTAAGTTCCAAAATGTTCAGTTACCTGGTGGTGTTACTCTTAATGGCGAGAAGATTTATTCTGATGCTATTACAGAACTAGAAGCACTAGATGAACAACTTCGTACCACATACGAAACACCTCCTATGGATATGATAGGCTAATGGCTACTAATTCCTTTTTCACAATGGGAACTTCGGGGGAGCAAAACCTCGTAGGTTCTCTAGTCAAAGAACAGATTAAAATGTTTGGTGAGGATGTATATTACATTCCTAGAGTCATCGTGGATGAAGATCCTGCATTTGGTGAAGACTCTATGTCTAAATTTGATGACGCATATCTTATAGAAGCGTACCTAGAAAACGCACAAGGATTTGAAGGAGATGGAGATTTATACAGTAAGTTTGGTGTAAGAATATCTGATCAGGTTACATTTGTTATTGCAAGAGAAAGGTTCACAGAGTTAGTGGATGACAATGCCACACTTGTAGTGGAAGGTAGACCTAATGAAGGAGACTTGGTTTACTTCCCTCTAGCACAAAAGTTATTTCAAATACAGTACGTTGAATATGAAACTCCTTTCTTCCAGTTAGGTAAGATTCATACTTGGGGTCTGAAATGTGAACTCTTCGAGTTTAGTAATGAGAACTTTGACACAGGTGTTGATGCTATTGATGTAGTTGAAAGAAACTTCTCTACTACAATTACTCTTAACTTTGCAGAAGGTGGTAGTGGAACCTTCACTGCTGGTGAAACAATCGCAGGTGGTACATCTAATGTAACTGCTGAAGTTAAGTCGTTTGATTCTGCTACAAGACAACTACAAATCTACAATAGATCAGGTATCTTTACAATCCCAGAAACCGTTACTGGACAGACATCTGGAGCAGCGTGGACAACTGCCAGTTATAATACCCTAAATAATACTAACTCTGAGTTTGATCAGAATCAATTCTTTGAGACTCAGGCTGATGGAATACTTGACTTTAGTCAAGGAAATCCATTTGGTGAATTTGGAGGAGAAACTTAATGTTAGGAACGTATGCTTATAACGAAATATTTCGAAAGACTGTAATTGCATTTGGTACGCTATTCAATAATATTGAGATTAGACGTGCTGCTACTGGTGCAACTACCGAGGTTATGAAAGTACCCTTGGCATACGGTCCTAAAGATAAGTTTCTAGCAAGGTTAGCACAAGCTGCCACTGCTGAGGATAGAACAACTCAGATTACTTTACCTCGTATTTCATTTGAAATATCAGGTTTCTCTTATGACACCACAAGAAAAGTAGCACCGACTCAGATCATACGTCACGTAGACTCTAGTGACAAAACAAGAAAGGCATTTATGCCTGTACCATATAATGTTGATTTTGAATTAGCAATTCTTGCTAAAAATCAAGATGATGGTTTACAGATTCTTGAACAGATCTTACCAATCTTCCAACCAATGTTCACAGTAACAATTAATTTGGTTGATGCTATTGGTGAGAAGAAAGATTTTCCAATCATTCTTAATGGAGTTTCTTATGATGATGATTATGAAGGTGATTTCACAACACGGAGAACCTTAATTTACACCTTAACATTTTCTGCTAAGACATACTTGTACGGTCCTGTACCTGATATTAGCAGTAAGGTTATTAAGAAATCTATTGTTGATACTCATCTTAAGGTCGATACAACTGCTGCCAGAGAAGTCAGATACACAGTCACTCCAGATCCATTGACTGCTGAGGCTGATGACGACTTTGGATTCAATGAAATTAAATCGGAATGGCAAGATGGAAAAGCCCGCAATCCAGTCACAGGACAAGACGAGTAAGTACGACGGTATAGAGGAAGCTCTCGATGTAGAGACTTCTATATCACCTGTTGAAACTGAAGATGTATCTTTGCAACAAGAACAAGTTAACAAAGATTACGAATATACTCGTGGCAACCTGTACTCACTTATTGAAAAAGGACAAGAAGCTGTTGATGGTATCTTAGATCTAGCACAACAGTCAGATAGTCCCAGAGCATATGAAGTTGCAGGTAATATGATTAAAAACGTTGCAGATACAACTGATAAGTTAATGGATCTGCAAAAGAAATTGCAAGAAGTTGAGGGAGGAGGTGTAGGACCTTCTGCTAAGAACGTTACTAACAACACTATGTTTGTTGGAAGTACCGCAGAACTTGCAAAATTTCTTAAGTCCCAAAAGGATAAATAGATAGTAAAAGGAATCAAGTCACAATGTCAGTTTTAAATGTATTAGATACTCAGACAGTGAGTGGTTCAGGCACTTCATATATTGTGGTGAAAACTGGTGTTGTACGTGCATACGCTGCTTCAGCATCCACGATCGCATTTGATGGAGGTCCTGCCATAACTCTTGCTGCTGGCGAAGCTGTTCTACTTTCAGTAGGCAAACCAAAGAACGCTAAGATCGCTGCTGCAACAGATGCTGTTGCAATGGTAATTACCCCAGAAGGATTTTCTAACGGTGGTCGTCATACTTTTAGTGTTGGAGATTATATCGAAACCGTAGATGGTGGTGATACAGATGGATTTACATCTGACTTTGAATCTGCTGCTTCAGGTGGTAAGAAGGTAACAGCAATCACTGCTACTTCTATCACAACAGATTACGATTCATCTGGTGCAAGTGGAGACTATGCTCTCAGTGCTGCTGATGCAACTGCTGGAGATATTCCATTAGTGAAGCGTGCAGTTAAATGTGTCGCAGGTGGTAACGCTGTTATCCTTGAGCAAGTGCAAATTGTAGGTGGTTAAATGTCAGACGATAGACTTAAAAAACAAAAGAGTTTTATCGATAAGAAGCAACTGATGCTTAACTTTCGTAAGTTAAGACTTCAGAGGAAAGCTGTAGCACAAAAGGCAGACACTGATATGCAGATGCAAACTCAGTCCTTTAAGATAAAACCGTTCGGACAGTTCATAACTGAGGGTGGTTTAGCACGTGCTATTGAAAAATCTAAGACTAAAGTTACTGGACACATCAGTGCTGACAGAGGTTCTGATGAAAAGAAAAATCGTGATAAGCGTAAAGGATTAGAGAAAGATCTCAAGAAGAAGGGTATCGGATATAAGAAGGGTGTGGGACAGTACAAGTATGACGATGGTAAAACTGGCACAGAGGTTTCCTATCACACCACAAAACCTGATAAAATGTCGAAGCGTCGTTTCGGAAAACTCTCCAGACGACTCGGTAGAAAACACGGACAAGAGTCTGTGATTACGAAGGATAAAGCGAAACCTGCAAAATTGCACTATACTGATAATAGTGGTAAGAAATCCGAGTCTATCGGTAAAACTAAAGCTGGAAAGCATCCTGGTGGATATGGTGAAACATCTTCTACTAACGTGCGTTCTGGTAAACTTCCTAAAAAAGTAAAGGACAAAAAACTACATTATGACAACTGAATGGGACGATTCTAATTGGAGGGAGGAGCAGAAAGCTTTTACTTCTAATAAAAGACATCTTGAATTACTAGAGAACGGACCTAAGAGTCTGTCTCAATCTTGGATTCTTCAAGCATTGCATCAGCAATGGATGAAGAGGAATGGATATAAATATCCAGACACAGAAAACAAAGGTCAACTGCAATCATCATTTAAGGAGTGGAACGATGGCACTAAAGTGTAAATACTGTGGACTTATTGTTCCTAGCAGTAAACCAAACCCAGAAAAGTGGTTACATAAACACGAGATGAATTGTGCTCGTAACCCAAATAACAATAAAACAAGCGGACCTATAGGTACAGAATAATGGCATTGTCAGATAAGACACAGAAACTATTTGACAAGGTGGTAGAATGGGATAGAACTTTGGCAAAAAAGTTCCAAACCAAATTTAACTTGACAGATTATCAGATGCTGTGTATAGCTTTTGGTAAGGGTTTCATCATCGGAGCACTACTACTGTAACAGCTTGAACTAAATAAATTTATTATGAGTCCAGAATCACACCCGAAACGCTACTATACAAAAGCAGAAGTTGATGTATTAATAGCAGCAACTATTGCAGAAGCTAGAGAAATCGATGAAGCTTCAATGCGTAAACATAACCGAGAAGCAACTGTTATAAGTATGATTCTCGGTTTTACTACACTTGCCCTCTTTATAGATGGTCTTCTTAGAATCCTTGGTATCATTCCTCCCTTTATGGATTTGGATGTTAACGTAATTGATGATATAATAGATAAGGTAAAGGGAGATTTAATTCCTATTATCGAATCTTCTAAGAAAATTATTACAAGATAATTATGTCTACAAAAACTGTGAAGAGACGCAACCAACTTAAGTCTCGTTTTTATTATTACTTTTGGGGTGCAGCAACCCTTGCGGTTGTCTCAGGTCAATGGTATGTTGGGTCTGGATACAGACAAATGTCAAGATCTATTAATAGAATCCTTGATGCTACTATCGAAGTATTGGAAGCACCTATGCGACCACCTACAGGTAGATACTATCCACTTGTTCCTCAACCAGATCTGACTGAGGACAGTATTGATCCTTATATATACCTTGAGAGGGATGAAAGAGAATCCGAAATACAGCGACATAAAATC